TTCCAGCTGGTCCCCACCATCCCCGAACCCGGGAACCCCGACACCGGCACCTACTCCTGGAACGCCACCACCGGCACCTGGAACGCCAAGACCGGGGTCTGGGACGACCTGGTCCCCGGGCGGGTCGCGTTCCGGTGGTCCGACTCCGCGCTGACCGGCCGAATCTGGAACGACCTGCACCCACAGCCCTGGAACATGTACCGCCTCGCCCGAGGCAACTAGGAGACCGCCATGCCCGGATCGACCGCGAAACTTCAGCTGCCTTACCCGCTGGGCACCGATCCGATCTCCGATGGTGACGACCAGATCAAGGCCCTGGCCGAACGTGTCGAGGCCGTCCTGATTCCGGCATGGATCCCGATGACCCTGCAAGGGGGCTGGACCCACCAGAGCGGTGACCCGGCGCAGTACCGGAAGGTGGGTGACAACGTCGAGCTCCGCGGCAGTGTGCTCTCCACCAGCGGAAGCGCCAGCGGGCAGTGGATATGGGCCGTCCCCGCCGGCCCGCCGAGCTACCGACCCCCGAAGACCACCCGCCTGGGGAGTGTCGCGATCTCGGCCACCGCGGTGACCAAGGCGCAACAGCTCACCATCACGACCAGTGGTGGGAACGCGTTCTACCTGACCGTCGAGTACGACTCGGTGGCCATCGGCGCCGGTGGCCTGGTCGCCCTGGAGGGCCTCACCTACTCCACCACCGCCTGATGATCCCGGTCCCCGAGCACCCCACCGTGGACACGCCGTACGGCCGCCGTGGCCCGTACTGGTCCTGTGACCGTGACTCCCACGGGAACGGGATACACACCGGCGCCGACTTCGCCGCCCCCGCCGGCTCGAAAGTAGTGGCCGCGCGGCCCGGCTACCTGGCCTGGTGCAGCCATGGGTCCAGCTTCGGCCAACACCAGGTGGAGGTGCGGTGCGCGGATGGCACCCGCGACTTCTACGCCCACATGCGGTTCAGGGCCGCCGAAGGGGACGTGGAGGCCGGCCAGAAAATCGGGGAAGTCGGGTCGGAAGGGAACGCCACCGGTCCGCACCTGCACTTCGAACGGCACGCCACCACCGCGGGCGGCTGGTCCTGTGGCGTGGTCCGCGACCCGCAACCATCGATCGACTGGGAGGCCGACGACATGAACGACCAGGACTGGGAGCGAATGGAGCAACTACTGCGCAAGTACGTCTGGGAGCAACAGATATGGGTCACCCAACCCGGCACCGGTGAGGACGTGCCCAAGGCCGCCCGACAGCTGCTACGGGAGCTGTGGCAGAAAGTCACCAAGGCCACCTGAGACCCCGGGTGATGTGACATGGTCCGACACGCGCACTCATCGTCGCTGTACTCCAACAGCCCCTCGTCGCTGGCCAAGCAGCTCGACAGGCTGGTCTCCGCCACCGACCCAGAGGCCAACGTCGCCACCTACACCGAGGTTGGGTCCGCCGAGCGCACCGAGGCGATGAAGCAGGCCGACCCCGACGACTGGGCCGCCTGGGTGCCGGGCCAGTCCGATGTCGGGATCATGTGGCGCAAGGCCAACTTCGGTCCGGTCTGGAAGGAACCGCACAAGCTCACCGACAAGGTCTGGACCGATGGCCACGGCCGCAAGCACGAGACCTGGTGCGCCACCGCGCTCCTGGAGCACACCGATGGGCACACCCTGTTCCTCTCGGTGTGCCACCTCCCCTCCCACGTCCAGAACGGCAACAAGTTCTACGACAACGCCCAGGCCAAGGCGTGGAAGTCCGCGTGCGCCGGCTGGTCGGACTACTGGAACAACAAGCGCAAGAAGGACCACCCAGACCTCGCGATGTTGGCCGCGGACTGGAACGTCGACTTCCACAGCTCGACGTGGCGCGACCAGGTCCAGTCCTACTTCCCCTCGATGTTCCTGGGCTGGAAGGGGAACATGCCACCGGCCGGGAAGGGCACCCACGGGTCCCGGCTGATCGACGGCACCATGGCCACCGTCAAGGCCAACAAGTGCGAGCTGCTTAAGGATGACGACAGCTCGGACCATCGGCCCTACGGCGAAGTGATCCCCTGGCCCTAGATGGGCACCACCGGCCGGCCGTGGCTCGACCTGGTCCTGGCCATCGTGGGCAGCGGCACCGGGTCATTCGGGCTGGGAATGTTCGTCGGCTACCGCTACGCCAAACGCAAGTCCCACACCAGGGGCCGCCACGAGCTGGAATGAAGACCAGGACCTGAATCCCCCCACGGGTCAGGTCCTGGCCTTCACCATGGTCTCAAACTCCAAACCATGTGGTTTGTGGTCTAGCAGCCATGTGGTTCGTGACCTAGGCCCATACCGCGAACTTCTGGGTAACCCGGTAGGGCTGACTGGACTTCTCGCGCTGCATGTCGATGATGACGAAGCCGCCGCCGCACGCCTTGTACTTCCGGCTCAGGGAGTGAAAGCCGGGCTCATCGGACCGGGAGAACACCGTGCCCGGGTAGCCGATGATGTCGTTCACCCGCTCCCCGGTCATGCCGATCTTCAGCTGGCGGTACTCGCCGTGGTTCGCGCACCGGTCCGCGGCCTGGGCCGGCGCGGTCACTCCGAGGATGGCGAAACCGGCCACCATCGCCACGCCCACGGCGCCCGTCAAATGTCTCGGCGTCAAGAGAGTTCTGTGAGCGCCAATCTGAGCCGGGTGGCCGCCATCGGTTGTCGTCACTGCCGGCCCCGGGGCCCGGTGGGAACCGTCCAGCTGGCCGGGTAGGCCGCGGGGGTGTCGGGGGTGTCGGGGGTGTCGGGGGTGCCGGTGGCTGGAAGTTCCGAGTACACCTTGCGGATGATGCCGCGTAGACAGTCAGACCGGGTGATGACTGCGCTACCGCCGAGCAGCTGAACGGCTTGGGCCTCCATGTGGGCCTGGATGGCCTCCAGCATGGCGTCCAGCTCGGGGTCGGTTCTCATGGTTAGATGGGGCATGTGTCACAGTGTAACACAGGCGTGACACGGTGTAACACGGGCGCTAGACCGACGTAATATTAGTTATCGGCGAACCACCAGCCCCACCAGCCTCCACGTGTGACTGCTGCATCTTTCTGCAACACCAGGCCCGCGACACGCTGGGAACCCCACAAAAGCCGGGTGACCGCCGGGGTGACCGCCACCTGTCCGCGATCTGACTTACACCGCTGTGACCTCTTGCCAGCGCGGTGGTCGCGGGTGTTCCGTGGGATCTTCCCCCAACTCCAAACCCCGGAAAAAAAACGCGTTCGTATGGGCGTGTTAATCCCCGGTCTGGGCTCCACAACCCCCATGGTGGACGCATGGACGACCGAACCCCAGTGAGCGACCTCATCACGTTCTACGAGTGCGCCGAGCTGCTCGGACGTTCCTACGGCGGTCTACGCGTGTCCAAGCACCACGGCCGCCTGCCGGTGCCCTGCATCAAGGTGGGTGTCTCGGTGATGTTCAGGCGGTCCGACGTGGTCGCGTATCTGGAGGCCCGGGAGGCGGCTGCCAGCTGAGACTCGGCTCAACCCCTGGGGCTGGCAACCCCCCGCGGTTTCATCCAAGGTCCCCGCACCCAATGACCGGCCGGATACCAAGCCCGTACCTATCGGGTAAGTCGGACCCTCATCGCCGGCCGTGAGGGAAAACGCAGAGGCCCCGGATCATTACCGGGGCCTCTACCAAACACGTTTAGCGACGTCATAACTCTAGAGGGCCCTAACCCCGGAATCTCGCAGACACACCGAGAGGCCGGGGGTAGAGGAATGGCCCGGGGGGTGAATCGGTGGGAGTAGCCCGACCGGAGGGAGGGCTACCAATAGGAGACAGGACCATGCTGCTAACAGACTCGGACCTACGCATCGAGGGTGACCAGGGCACCGTGCTCTTCGAGGTCTACAGCTGCGTGGTGCTGCTCCTGGAGGAACACGGGCACTCCCGCGAGCTGGCCGACTCGGTCGCTCTCCAGCTGCTACCCCGCCTCCACGACCGGCTGGCCACCGCCGGTTGCGTGGTCAGACAGGTGGAGACCAGCACCGGCCGGCACGCCGACACGTCATGACGCGCCCGACCAGCCCGCACCGGCCGGCCCCATTCGTGGTGCCGGCGCCGACGTTGCAGGCCGCGGCCGATCGGCTGGCCGACCTGGCCCGCCTGTGGGCAGAGTTCACCGGTCGTGGACAGCCCGCCTGACCTGGCGCCACCGTGCCCCCGGTGCCGGCGCCGGCACCTGCCGGGGCTGCCCTGCTGGGGCGGGAGGTACGCCCAACAGCTGCGGGCCCTGGTGTTGGAGGTCTACGGCACCGACTGCTGGCTGTGTGGTCACCCCGGCGCGACCACCGCGGACCACGTCAGGGCTCGGGCGAGGGGTGGCACCGACGCCCTGGATAACCTGCGGCCAGCACACGGGTTCTGTAACACCGGCCGCGGGGCCGCCGACCCCCACCCCGGGCGGGCCCAGCAGCTGGCCGTGGAGAGGACTGACCGATGGTGAACGCCTGGCGGAAGTGTGCACGGTGCGGTCACCGGCACCGGTGGTTCACCGGCCGATGCCGGACGCCCGGGTGCCGCTGCGTGCGAGCTCCGTTCGTTGGAAACTGATCAGGGGGTTCTCCTCTGCGCCCTCGGACGACTACTCCAAGAACGGAACCCCAAGTGACAGAGATGCTCGCAGCAATCGAGATTGCCAAGAGGCGGTGGCCAGAAGCGACACACCTCCGGGTCGCCGAGAACGAGACGCTGTGCCTACGCATGGGAGACAAGCGCTTGGCTGAGGTCTGGGGCCAATTCCTGACCGACGTAGCAGCTGAGGTCGGTTGCCCGAAGTGCCTCGAATGGATGCACGCATGACCGACCTCGTGTCCCCCGCAAGGTTCGCTGGAAACTGATCGTGTCCTACTTGACGACAGCGGAGAACCCGGTTCCACCATCGGGGGATGCGATCCGTTGAATACGACCAGCACCTGAAGAGTGCCAAGTGGAACGTGACCAGGTCAGAGATCATCATCCGCGATGGCGGCATGTGCACCCAGTGCGGGGCCACCACCCGACTGGACGTGCACCACATCACCTACCGCAACCTGGGACACGAGCCCCTCACCGACCTGGTCACCCTGTGCCGAAGCTGCCACGACGGCCGGCACGGCAAGGCCACCGCACGGATAGACCCCAACCAGCCTGGCCTGTTCAATGTGCCAACCCCCTGACCCACACCTGGGTGGACAGGCCACCCGGGTTAGGTGGAAGCAGGAGCAGGCCCGGCGCCGTGCCTGGGCTGGACGACAGACCGCGGACCGATGCTTGTTCTGCAAGGCCACAGGCATCACCCTGTTCTCCCTGGAGAGCGAGATACTCCACGACTGGATGGGTCTGGGCTGGGACCCCTGGCGAGATGACCTGGAACGGGACCCCGTCGCGCAGGCGTATGAGTACGAGGTCCACCAGTTCATCCTGTGTCTCGACTGCCTGCGAGACTACGCAGCGCAGCTGCGAACGGATCGCCGTTACACCGTTCACGAAATCCCGGCACGAAAATTTTTCGCGCGCGGCGACCGGAGTTTCTGACGAGGCTGGGGTGCCCGTAAGGCAAGCCTTCCGCGTGTGTGTCCCCGGAACGGGCTGGGTCGACCGGGAACGATTCGAACATGCGTTCGAATGAGGACGATACGCCGCTGTTCGCCGCGGACGCCGTACGCCACCCTGCCGGTCGGGTCCGGAAGGGGTTGGACGCCGACGTGCGCGCCGCGCTGGACCTGGACGCGCAGCTGCCGGGCGCCGGGATAGCGGCGCTGCGATCGCTCGCGGACCAGATCGACCAGCTGGAGCGGCAGCTGCGCTCCCCGTACGCCAAGCCGTATGACCGGGTGCCGCTGGCGGGCCTGGTGCGAGAGTTCAGGGAGACCTACGAACACACGTTCGCCGCGATGCAACGCGCAGAGGACCCGCTGACCCATGCCCTCGCCCAGTTCCTTAGCACCGACCCCGGTGTCAGTGGCGCCCAGGTTGGCGACACGACGGGACCCGACGCACCCCAGTGACGGTGGCCTGGGTGCGTTCATCGCCCAGGTGCACGGCCGGCCGTGGAAGCCTCACCAGCGGCTGACCGCCGACGTGATCGGAGAGCTCAGACCGGATGGCCGCTACCGCTACCCGCTGGCGGTGGTGCTGCTCCCCCGCCAGACCGGGAAGACCACGATGGTGCTCGACCTGGCGCTGGGCCGCTGCCTGGCCCAGACCGACTACCGAGCCGCGTACGCCGCCCAGACCGGGCATGTGACCACCGAGCGGATGCAGGAGCGGATGGCCGAGCTCGGGGACGGGCCGATGGCCTCCCGGGTGCGGGTCCGCCGTTCGGCCGGCACCGAACGGGTCACCCTGCCCGGCCGGTCCTACCTGAAGGCGTTCCCACCCAAGGCCGGGGCGCTGCGCTCGAATGCCCTGGACCTGGTCATCGTGGATGAGGCCCAGGAGCACGGCACCGTGCTGGGTGAGCAGCTGGACCTCACCATCCTCCCGACGTTCACCACCCGGCCCCGGCGTCAGCTGATCGTGATCGGCACCGCCGGCACCGACGCCAGCGACTACCTGCGCCGCTACCTGGCCGCCGCCCGCGACCAGCTGCCCGGGTACGCGGTGGTCGAGTACGGCGCGCACCCGGGCGAGGACCCCGACGACGAGCAGGTGTGGGTGACCCGGCACCCCGGGATCGCCGCCGGGCTGACCGACGTGGACGCGTTGCGAGTGGCCCGGGCCGCGATGGGCCCGGCCGGGTTCGGCCGGGAGTTCCTCAACCTGTGGTCGAGGACCCGGGACCGGGCCATCGACCCCGACGACTGGGCCGCCGTGCAGGACCCGGCCGGTGAGCCTGCTGAGTCCGCCCAAATCTGTTTCGGGTTCGATGTGCTCACCGACCGGGCCGGCGCCTGTGTCGTCATCGCTGACGCCACCGGCTACATCGAGGTCATAGCACAGGCCCCGGACACCACCTGGCTGGTCCCGCGGCTCCTGGAGCTGCAACGCGAGCACCACGCGCCGATCGCCTGTGACCGGTGGGGCGCCTCCGGTCCCGCGGTGGACGAGCTGGAACGCGCCGGCGCCGACCTGCTCTCGATGCGGACCGGTGATGTTGGCAACGCGGCCGCGGGCATGTTAGATGCCATCTTGCGGCGCCAGCTGCGGGTCCGACCTTCCCTCGCGTTGTCGGACGCCGTGGCCGGCGCCGCCCAACGCCCGCTGGGGGACACCGGCGGGTTCGCCTGGTCCCGGCGGGCCTCCGCGGCCCCGGTCGCGGCCCTGGTCGCCGCCTCCAACGCCCTGTGGGGCGCCCGCCACAACCCGCCCCCGCTGCGACCCGTGGTGGTCGCTCTCTAGAGGCTGTGGACAACCGTTTGTCCACATCACACGCAACAGTGGCCCCATGGCTTCCCGGCTCCTGGCGCTGGACGCCTCCCGCGGCTGTGTGGTGATCACCTGTGCCTGTGGTTTCCGGGCCGTGGGCCTGACCCGCGAAGCGGCCCGGATCATGGGGGACCGGCACCGCGCGCAGGTCCACCCCCGACAGGCCACCTACGTTGCTTCGAAGCGGCGTGCCCGCTCCCGTGTGGCCGCCGCGATCCCCGGCGCGTAGGGGTCTGTCGTGGGGCTGTGGGACCGACTCATGCCGCGGGTCCCGGACGCCCGCTGGATCGACCAGCTACAGCCCCAGATCGAAGCCTGGGTGGACCGCTCCAACCTCGAACAAGTGGTGTTCTCCGATCTGGGGTTCAACCCGGCAACGCTGCCCCTGTCCCGGGCCGGCGCGATGCGGGTCCCGGCGATGGCGCGGGCCCGGAACCTGACCTGTGGCACCATCGCCGCTCTCCCGGTGCAAGCGATGCGCGCTGACCAGGTCGTGGACCCCCAGCCCTATTGGGCCTACGGCACCGATGGGCAGCTGGGTGGCCTCGCCATCGAGCAGCGCCGCGCGTGGGCGGTGATGCCCCAGACCCCGTATCACCGGAACCTGTGGACCGTGGATGACCTGCTGTTCCACGGGGAGTCGCTGTGGATCATCACCGACCGGCTCTCCACCCGGTTCCCCTCCCGGATGGTGCGGGTCCCCTTCGACCACTGGACCATCGAGGACGGGGTGATCGTGGACCTGGACTCCCAGCCGTTCCCCGAGGCCGACGTGGTCTGGATTCCCGGCCCGAACGAGGGGGTGCTGGGGTTCGGCGCCGGCACCCTGCGGATGGCCTACGACCTGGAGACCACCGCCGCCGAGGTTGCGATGCGGCCCCTGCGGTTGGAGGTCCACCAGACCTCCGCGGCCGAGCTCACCCCGGAGGAACGCCGCGACACGGTCGCGGAGGTACGGGCCGCGATGGCCGCCAATGACGGGGTGCTGTTCACGAACAACGCCCTGGAGCTGATCGAGCACCGCATGGACTCCGACGCGTTGCAGCTGGGCGCCCGGAACGCCTCCGCGCTCGACGTGGCCCGGCTGGCGAACATGCCGGCCATGATGATCGACGCCACCGCCCAGGGCGCCTCGCTGGAGTACCAAACCATGACCGGCCGCAACCAACAGTGGCTGGATTACGGGCTGGCGCTGTTCACCGACGCCATCGAGGCCCGCCTCTCGATGGACGACATCGTCCCGGCCGGTCAGCGGGTCACGTTCGACACCTCGGACTGGACCGCCCCCGACGCCTCACCCACCGGCCCGCCGGTCGCGGACTGAGCGACAACCGAATAGGAGAACCCCTGCCATGCGCCTGACCCTGACTTCCCCGGCCCTGCTGGCCACCGACACCCTGGCACGCCGACTCACCGGGGTGGCCATCCCCTACGGGGTGTTCGGGAACACCTCCGCGGGACGGCTGTGTGTGGACGCCGGCGCGGTGACGATCCCGGAGAACCTGCGGACCGTGAAGCTGTTCACCGAGCACGGCCGCACCACCCCGACCGGGTACGCCACCGGCGCCGAGGATAGCCCCGAACAGCTGGCGATGGAGTTCTCCGTGGCCCGCACCCCCGCCGGGGACCAGGCACTCCTGGAGGCATCGGAGGGGGTCCGCGACGCGCTCTCGGTGGAGCTGGACAACCTCACGATCGAGGCCGGACACGTCACCTCCGCGGACCTGGTCGCGGTCGCCCAGGTCGCCCTCCCCGCGTTCGCCGGGGCCCAGCTGGTCGCCACCCTCACCGACGACGAACAGGCCAACGTCAACGACCTGGCCACCCAGATCGTGGAGGCCACCGCCCCCGACCAGCCCACCGAGGACACCACCACACCGCCACCCGACGCGGCGGCCACAACAGAACAGGAACCCAGCATGACCACTGCCAGCCTCCCGGCCACCGCCGCCCCGGCCCCGGACACCGCCCCGGCCATGTCTATGACCCCGCCGGCTCCGACCCGCCGCGACCCCGGCGCCGCCCGCCGGCTCTACGCCGCCCAGGTCTCCGAGGCCATGCGCGGGGCCTCCGACGCCGGACAGGTCAACGCCGCGCTGTCCGACATCACCCCGGGGAACGCCGGCACGAACGGGGTGTTCCCGCGGCCGGCGTGGCTCGGTGAGCTGTGGTCACCGCTGGAGACGAACCGGCCGGTGGTCAACGCGATCGGGGTCTCTCCGCTGACCGCGATGGAGATGGACGGCTGGAAGTGGACCACGAAGCCCCAGGTCGCCCCGTACGCCGGCAACAAGCAGGATGTGCCCTCCAACCAGGCCGTGATCACGCCGGCCCAGGCCACCGCCCAGCGCATCGCCGGCGGCTGGGACCTGGACCGGATCTACGTCGACTTCAACACCGGGTTTGTGGACGCGTTCCTCCGCGCCGCGACCGCGGACTATCAGGCCAAGTCCGCCACCTACTTCCTCTCCGGGCACGCCGCGATCACCGGCCCCCCGGCGGTGCCGGCCGCGGACGGGATCATCGCCGACGCCACCGACCTGGGAGTGCAGGCCGACGTGATGGCCGCCATCGAGGCGATCGCCGGGTTCATCGCCGGGAACGGCGCGAACCTGTCGTTCCTGGCCATGGCCTCCGACGTGTTCTCCAACTTCCTCGGACTCGGCGCCGCCCAGGTCCCGTGGTGGCTGCAGAACCAGGGGACCATCAACCTGTCCGGCTCCACCGACGTGGCCGGGGTCACCATCGCCGTTGACCCCGGACTCGGTGCCGGGCAGCTGCTCGGTGGGGACCGGAAGGCCGTCACGTTGTGGGAGACGGGGCCGATCAACGTCCAAGCGGTCAACGTCCCCCAGGGTGGGGTGGACCTGGGGCTGTTCGGCTACTGGGCCCAGCAGGTCCACGACCCGGCCGGACTCGCCAAGGCCACCGCCACCCTGGTCGCCGCCGAGCAAGCCAGCAGCCGTGCCGCCAAGAAGACCGCCGCGAGCTGATCGGATCATCGCCCTGCCCGCCTTCACCCCGACGTGGCTGCTTCCGGCCGACGTGGCCGCGTGGCTGCGGATCAACGCGCCCGCGGCCGGCACCCCGGAAGCGGACGAGCTGAACCGGGTGTGTGCGTCCACCGAGGACTACGTGGCACGGTGCCGACCCGAGTTCTGGGAGGAAGACGACTCCGACCCACCGGTGGAGACCTACGTACCCGACGCCGAGACCTACCAAGGTGCGGTCATGTACGCCGCCCGCGAGGTGAGACGCCGCAACTCACCATCTGGGATCGAAACCGCCATAGACGGGAACCCGGTGTTCGTCTCCCGCTATGACTCCGACATCGAGCGCGCGCTGCGCACCGGCACCTGGAACCGGCCCGGTGTCGGATGAGTGAGCGTCGGATGACTGGGGCCGGATGATGGACAAGCGCGCCGAGCTGACCGCGGTAGCCGACGCGCTCACCGCCGGTGGAGTCCCTAGCGCCATCGACCCGCGCGACCTGACTCCACCGGCGGCCTGGGTCCACCTGGGGCCCTGGGTCTACGACGTGTTGTGCGGTGACGCGAGCTCGCTGCAAATGGTCGTGGACCTGGTCGCCCCCGACTCCGGGGTGGCCGAGTCCATGGGGATGCTGGAGGACCTGGAGACCATCACCGTGATGATCCTGGGCCCGCCCCGGGGCCCGGTCACCCCGACCACACTCCAGCTGCCCGACTCCGGCACCGCGCTGCCCTGCTACCGCCTGACCTACGACGTGGTCGTGTCCTGAGAGCCCCGCCGAGAACCTGCCCGAGAAAGAGAGACCGTCGTGCCGATCAAGTCCTACAAGCTGAAGGGGAGCCTGACCCTGGGCACCACCCCGCTCGACGTGTCCTGTCAGGTCACCTCGGTCAGCGTGAACCCCACCGAGAACGTCGACACCGAGGACGCGATCCACGTCCTGTGTGGCGAGGTGCTGCCCGCCTCGGACACCGTCGACTACAGCTACACCCTGTCCGGGACCGTCCTGCAGGACCTGTCCACCGGCGGGGGCGTGGACTACACCTGGGACAACGCCGGCCAAGAGGTGCCGTTCGAGTTCGTCCCCGACGACACCGCCGCGGACATGGTCACCGGAACCTGCCGGTTGATCCCGCTGACCATCGGCGGGGACGTGCCGTCCCGGCCGACCAGCGACTTCGAGTGGGCCATCATCGGCACCCCCGTGTTCACCCCCGCAGTGCTCACCGAGTGAACCGCGAGTGAACCTGTGTCCGACTCGGTGACCGTGGACACCGGGGCCACCGACCAGGTGGCCGCGGCGCTCACTCACGCCGCCGGGAGGCTCGCCGACCCCGGGGACCTGCTGGCCGACATCGCCGCGCGGGTCGGGCCCGATGCGACCGCCCGGGCCCCCCGCGCGACCGGTGCGATGGCGGGGTCACTGTCCACGGCCGGCACTACTCTGGACGGCCGCCCGGCCGTGGTCCTGACCTGGGGAGTCCGTTACGCCGCGTTCGTGAACTTCGGCACCGACCGGATGCGGGCCCGCCCGTTCGCTACCGACGCCCTCGCGGCCGCGGCCGCCGACGCCGACAAGCTGGCCGCCGACTGGGCCGCCGCGATCATCGACGACATCTAGGGAGAGAGACCCATGCCGCTGGAGCTGACCCGCTACGACGTGGCCGTGGCCCGTGACGGGCTGGAGCTGGAAAAGGCCATCGAGGCCGGTGAGGGTGACGGCTACGACGTGTACCTGGTCACCGTGCTGCACGCCGACCAGCTCGTGGCCGAGCAGGCCGCCCCCCGGTTCGGTATCGGTGCTCTCGACCAGGACACCCCGCAGAAGATGACCTGGGCCACCCTGTGGGTCTGGTGCGCGCTGAAGCGGATGCAGGTCCCGGTCCCGGAGTTCCCGCCGTTCAAGCGCCAGCTGATCAAGATGACCCCGGTCAGGCCCGAACCTGACCAGCCACCCGACCCCGAGCTGGGCCCTACGGGGCCGGGTCCCGACACCGGCTCTCCCTGATGTTGGCCCGGACCTGGCCGCCCCTGGACTACTGGCTGAACGCGGAGGACCGGATGGTGGCCACCGCCGTCCAGCTGCTGGAGGAAGAGTCCGCCCAGCTGGACCGGATCAGGGGTGCCATCGATGAGTAACCCGGTCACGCTGAACCTGCTGGTTGACGCCGCGGTCGATGGCGCGGTGGCCGCCTTCGATGAGGTCGGGCAGCACGCCAAGGGGATGGCCGACGATGTCGACAAGGCAGCCCGGGACGCCGACTCGGGCATGTCGGGGTTCGGTGAGTCCGCAGAGGGTGCCGGGTCCGCCGCCCAGACCGCGGCCGGCGCGTTCGGGGACCTGGGTGGCGCGTTGGCGATGATGCCCGGGCCGCTGGGTGCCCTGGGCGCCGGCATGGAGACCGTGGCCCCCGCGATCCAAGGGGTTACCGGCGCCACCGACCTCCTCGGGCTGGCCATGAATTCCAAGATCGTCACCACGGTGAAGGACACCGCGGTGACCATCGCGCACACCACCGCCTCGATAGCGGCCAACGCCGCGACCAAGGTCTGGGCGGCTACCCAGTGGCTGCTCAACGCCGCGATGGAGGCCAACCCCATCGGCCTGGTCGTGGTCGCCATCGCCGCCCTGGTCGCCGGGGTGATCCTGGCCTACAAGCACTCCGACACCTTCCGCACCATCGTGCAGAAAGCCGGGCAGGTCGCGGTCGACGCGTTCCACGCCGTGGTCGACGCGGTCGGGCCGGTGGTCCGGATCATCCGCGACGTGCTGGGCCCGATATTCAAGGTCTACTCCACGATCGTGAAGACCGAGATCGCCGTGGTGGTGACCGTCATCAAGGGTCTGTGGGACGTGGTCAAGTGGGTCACCGACAAGATCGGGGACGCGTTCACCGCGACCTGGGCAGGCATCAAGAAGGCGCTGGCCTGGGACCCGACCGCGACCATCAAGAACGCCTGGGACGGCATCAAGGGCGTACTGACGAAACCGTTCACCGAAGCCTGGGACGTCATCAAAGCCATCTTCGGGCCCGGCGGGTCTATCGCTGGGCTGGGTGGCACCGTGCTGTCCGGGCTGACCTCCCAGGTGAACAAGATCATCGCCGTGGTGAACAAGATGATCGACGCGTTCAACAAGATTCCCGGGGTCGGGAATATCCCCCACGTGCCCTCTATCTCCGCCTCATCGGCCAGCGCCCAGGCCGCCACCGGGGTGGGTGCGATGGCCCGCACCCCGGTCGCGGTCGGCGCCGCCGGTGGCGGCCCGTTGACCATCAACATCTACGGCGCGGTCGACACCTACGGCACCGCCAAGCAGATTCGCCGCATCCTGTCCCGCGGTGGGTTCATCTCCGGGCGGGCCACCCCATGACCCGCACCTATGAGGTGAAGGTGACCGCCGGCCCCTACAGCTGGACGGTCACCGACGACGACCCACCCGGCTACGGGCTGGCCGACCCGTTGACCATCGGCTGGTCGCTGCCCGACACCGACCATCGGCCCAACCAGCCCGACCCGATGGTGGCCAGCTTCGGTGTGGTCGCCGCATCGAGCGCGGACATGCGGCTACTGCTGGGTGACCCGGTCACCATCGCGGTCACGTTCGGGCCGGCCGCCAAAACCACCCCGGACGTGACCTTCCTGGGCCGGGTCGCCCAGGGTGAGGCCACCGCCCACAACCTGGGGATGCTCTACCGGTTCACCTGTGCCGACGCCTCCACCGACCTCGCCGGCTACGACATCGGCGCGACCCCGTACGCCGCCGAATCGGTGACCACCAGGACCAGCAACATGTTGACCCGCGCCGGGGTCCCCGACGCCGACGTGTCCCGTGGCCCCATGGTCTCTGGCCTGGACCCCAACCTGTACGTCGACGTCATCGACCAGCCATCGGCCGCGAACCTGCTGACCTCACTCATCGAGCTCTACGACCAGGTCGCGATCCCCGGGGTGGGGCAGCTGGCCATCTACAACTACCGCGGCATCATCGCCCCGTACCCGGGCCCCTCGTCCAAGGGGCTGCCGTTCCGGTGGTCCCTGGACGGAGTCCCCGAGAACTTCATCCCCACCGCGCTGACCATGCTCCCCGCCATGTTCGGGCACTGGTTTCCCGACCCCGGCGGGTGGGGGCTGCGGATGGACCCAGATGACCGGGCCGCCGGGGTCATCGACTCCTGTGTGGTCGAGTTCGACTCCAGCTGGGCCGCGATCGCCCCGGCCGTGGTGAACCGGGCCGCGGTCACCTGGCTGACCGCCGCCGGCTGGGACCCCACCATCGACGCCAACGCCCGGGTCCCGCAGGTCACCGTCAACGACGAGAACCCGCCGCCGGCCGGGCAGGCCCCGGTCACCGCCACCCGGGAGACCCAGACCATCGGCGCCACCCCGGCCACCACCACCGCCGCACAGACCAACGCCACCCGGCTGGGCGGGATGATGGTCCCGGTCCCCCAGAACCCCGGCGGCTGGGGCCCTGACACGTTCCGGTGGTTGCTGTACAGGGACCCAGCCGGGATGGCCGCGTTCCCGGTGATCTTCCCCCGCCACGACGCAACCAACCAGCCCACCCCCACCGAGCTGCGGACCGCGGCGTACGTGCGGCCCATCGTGGTGGTCGGCATCCCCGGGAAGTGGAACCCCGCCGACGCCACCCGCGACTGGGTCGCCGGCCAGCTGGCCGATGTTCAGCTGACCATCGAGAACGGCCGCCCGGTGGTCGACTTCCAGCTGGTCCCCACCATCCCCGAACCCGGGAACCCCGACACCGGCACCTACTCCTGGAACGCCACCACCGGCACCTGGAACGCCAAGACCGGGGTCTGGGACGACCTGGTCCCCGGGCGG